AGTTGAATGTGAAGGTCTATTAAGCTGCCTATAACACTAAACAGACTAAACAGACTTAGCAGACTAAACAGCCAATCAAACTAAACACAAGCATATAACCTATATAGACTAAACAGTTTAAACAGTGGATAAACAGACTAAACAAACAAATATAAAATAATTTAAAATAAAGTGTTGACATCTTATTATAACGCTGTATACTTAGAAACAAGTCAAGGCAACAACGCAATGACAACAAGTAAACAAACAAAGGTGATATTATGAAACTACTTACACAATCAAGCGCAAAACTGGACAAATCACAAAACGACAGTTATTTAAACGCAATTATGTATCTAGACCCAAATTACAATAAAGAAGTATGCAAAGGTGCAAGCAAGGGATGTAAAGCATCATGTCTAATTAACAGTGGTAGAATGTTAATGCCTAGTGCTGTAAACGCACGTAAAGAAAGAACAAGAAAATACTTTGAACAGCGTACATTGTTCATGATGCAATTACAGGGCGAAATAGCTGAACAGCTCGCAAAGGCTGAACGACAAGGGAAAAAGCTTGCAATACGTTTAAATGGTACAAGCGATATAGACTGGACAGACATTTATAACGCTTTCCCAATGGTACAATTCTATGAATACACTAAACGTGTTGACCTTATCAAAAAGCTTAAAAGCCTTGACAATGTACACGTTACATTTAGCAAGCACGAAAAACATACACCTAAACAGATTAAAAAAGTCATGGACAGTGGAAATAATATTGCGGTAGTATTTATAGACAGTGTACCAGATAACTATTTAGGCTATGACGTCGTAAACGGCGATAAACACGACAGAAGATTCGAAGATAAGCAAGGGCGCATTATTGGCTTAAAGCTTAAAGGTACTAAAGCAGTTAAACAATTAGCAATTAAAACGGGGTTCGCAGTACAATGAATATATTCATTCATAACATTAAAAGCATTAAGGTAGAGACGAACGTATTACCCAGTGATACAGCGGTAAAGATAGTTACAATAAAATCAAGTGAAGGTGAATACACGCTAACAATGTTTGCCGATACATTTAAACAATTAGAATTTAATCAACAAGAGGAAATGCAAGATGAATAAACAATTAAAAAACGGTCGCATAATGTTCAATAACTTAATAGGCAAAGGCTTTATAGCCAATCGAAAGCATAAGAGGCGTTACGGGTTGCAAAGTGGAGATTGTTTCTATATGATTCATTTAGGCTTGCGTTCGGTGTACATTGAGAAAGGCTCACCACTACGCAACCTAGGAAGTTCATTTGGCAATTAATATAAAGCATTCTAAGCAGTCCTAGACAATCTTAATAGGATTGCTTAGACTATCACATTAAAACGTCTTACAAGGCGATACAGAGGCATACAGACTATGAAAATATTAAACAAGGGTAAACTATACACGTGGGACGAATGGCTAATTAAATTTAAGAAAGAATCAGGTTTATAATTATGTTTAGATATGTAAAGAATTTATCAACTGGTAACAGCATTAAAGAATACGGATGTTATGTGCGTAACTTTGGTTATCAACTACCACCAATTAAACAAGGATATAGTGAGCTTTACAAGGGTTTACCTAGCTATAACAAAGCACATTTAGAAGACAGAAAAAGCTTATTAGCCTATCGAGCTAACGAGGCTACTTATTACACCACTAACAACACGAGGTTTGACTAATGAATAAACAAGCATTAAAGGACACACTAGACAGCCATGCAAAGTGGCTACGAAGTGAAGAAGACGGTATGCGTGCTAATTTAAAGGGTGCTAATTTAGAGAGTGCTGATTTAAAGAATGCTGATTTAAGTCGTGCTTATTTAAAGGGTGCTGATTTAAGTTGTGCTGATTTAAAGGATGCTGATTTACGGGGTGTTAATTTAAGTGGTGCTGATTTAAGCGCTGCTGATTTAAGGGGTGCTTATTTAAGATGTGCTGATTTAAAGGGTGCTGATTTAAGCGATGCTGATTTATGTGGCGCTAATTTAAGTTGTGCTGATTTAAAGGGTGCTGATTTAAAGGGTGCTGATTTAAGCGCTGCTGATTTAAGTCGTGCTACTTATATTTTACAATGGCAAGCACCACAAGGTGTACGACGTACCTGTTACAGTGTTAAACATGATAAGTGTGTTATTCATAAATTAGGGTGTTTTTGGGGTAATACAGAGCAGGCTGTTAATGCTATTCGTGAGAAATATGGTAATGATTCAATGTATGAACAGTTATTAGTTTTGAATACGCAGGCTTTAGAGGTGGAATAATGAAAGATTTACATAACTTGATAAGAGAGATAAAAGACAGTTACGACACGTTAGGGATTGTCTATAGTAAGGATGACGTCATAAACGTATTGATTGGTTACTATGGGTTAAAACCTTATCAGATTGAGGAATTGAAATTATGAATAAACATTTTGTAGTAGAAGCATTACGTTGGGGTGATAGAGAAGATCACACCTATGTCGTGGGTGTGTTTGATAACCTACATGATGCGTGTGAAGCATGTATTGTTGAGGAAATGTGGCGTGAAGGTAAGTATGAATGCTTTATTAATGATTGCAATGAAATGAATATTGAAATTCAAGAACAGAAAAAAACTCTGTTTGACGAACGGGACGTTGAAGAGTTTAACTTAGAAGTACAAAAAAGAGTTGAAGCGTTTTTAGAGGAGTATTAATAATGGGGACACGTTAGGGATTGTCTATAGTAAGGATGACGTCGTTAACGTATTGATTAAATACTACGGATTAAAACCTTATCAGATTGAGGAATTGAAATTATGATTTATGAAATGGAACAAGATTTAAACGAACAAGGCTATTATGGACAAGTAGACCATGAATTTATTGATAGTATAGCGCTTATCATCGCTGAACAGCTTTGTAATCGCTTCAGTGACAAAGACGGTGGCGAAGTATTGGATAAGGATTTCGAGGTGTTACGTGAGCGTATAGGGGGATTGTTGTGTTCGTAGTGATACAGTGTTGTACAAAAACGGGTAGTGAATCAGAATTAGGATTCTTTCCAGATATGCCAAAGGCTTATAAGTTTTTATTGACAAAACAGGCGCAATATCCTGACTTAGAATTTTATATCTTACCAGATGGAGCGATTGACAATGACTAGTTTAGAGTTTACATTGTGGATGGTTTTAATCATTAGTATTATATGGGCAGTTTATGAGGATTTTGAATAATGAGATGTTTAGCATGTAACGTAGAATTAAGCGACTATGAAAGTACACGACAAAATAACGACGGTGAGTATTTAGATTTATGTAACTATTGTTACAATAGCGTTAAAGAAGATGTAACAGTAGCAACAAATCACGATACCGGTATTGTAGACCATGGATTAATAGACAGTAGTATTAATTTATTTGTTAACGATTACAGTCATACTATTGACAACGAGTAAAATTCATGATAAAATATTACTATATAGTTTGCTTAAAAGCCTTTTAAGAATGGTTTTTGTTACCATTACAAAAAACCACTATAAAGTAAACTAAAAAGCCTATATAGGAGTAAACAAATGGCTTATGTAAAGAGTGGGTTACCATGCCCTATGTGTAATAGTTCAGACGCTTATGGAATTGACGAAAACGATTGGGGTAATTGCTTTAGTTGTGAACAACGACGCTATGAAGGTAATAACACTTATCATAAACAGGCTGTAAAGCCTTACAAAGGTAAAACAATGAAACATAATTTAGATATACAGGCGTTATCAGATAGAAAACTAACGTTTGAAACGTGTAAATTCTACAATGTGGGTTATAAAGGAGATGATTTATATTTTCCTATTGACAATGAGAAAGCCTATAAAGTAAGAATCAATGGTGAAAAACTGTTTAAGATAGAGGGTAGCTTTACAGACGCTACACAGCTATTCGGACAGGATAAGTTTGCAGAGGGTGGTAAGTTTGTTGTCATAACTGAGGGTGAATTTGACGCTATGTCATTCTTTCAAATGTCAGGTAGATATGCAACACCTAGTGTTAGCGTTAGGAATGGTGCTACATCGGCTTTAAAGGACATTAAGAACAACTATGACTTCCTTAATTCATTTGATGAAGTGATTATATGGTTTGACAATGACGATGCAGGCGTGAAAGCTGCTAATGAATGCGCTGAAGTGTTAGGACATAAGGCTAAGATTGTAGGTGGTAGACCAGATTTTAAGGATTGTTCAGACTTTTTAATGGCTAACAAGTCAGCTGAAGCAATGAAACAGTTTTGGAACGCTAAACGATGGACACCTGATGGCATCATAGGCGGTGCAAGTTTGTACGACGAGGTTATGAAGCCTTTGGAAAAATCAGACTGTGACTATCCATACAAGGGTTTGAATGAGCTTACATACGGCATACGCAAGGGTGAACTGGTAACAGTAACAGCAGGTAGTGGTTTAGGTAAGAGTCAGTTTCTACGTGAAGTGGTTTATCACATACTACAGAACACAGGCGATAACGTTGGCTTGATGTTCTTAGAAGAAAGTACACGCAAAACTGGTTTAAGCATTATGTCATTACACGCTAACAAACCTTTACACTTACCAACTACACAGGCTACACAGGATGAGAAAGACGAAGCATTCAAAGCAACTCTTGGAACAGACCGTATATTTATGTTTGACCATTTTGGGAGCAGTAGCATTGACAACATTGTTAATAGGGTTCGCTATCTTAGTAGAGTTACCGATTGCCAGTACATATTCTTAGACCATGTTAGTATTATTGTATCAGCACAGGACAACGGAGACGAGCGCAAAGCAATAGACGAGATAATGACTAAGCTAAGGACGTTAGTACAAGAGACAGAGATTTCGCTTATCATTGTATCGCACCTGAAAAGACCTGATAAGAAAGGACACGAAGAAGGTGCAAGCACAAGTCTAGCTCAATTACGTGGTTCAGGTAGTATTGCACAGCTTAGCGACATGGTGTTGGGTTTAGAACGGAATGGTCAGGCAGATGACCCTACGGTTAGGAACACCACACATGTACGTGTATTAAAGAATAGGTTTGCAGGTATCACTGGTAAGGCTTGTCAGTTATTATACGACCTAGACAGTGGCAGAATGACAGAAACATTTGAAGAGGAAGCATTATGAGCAAACCACATAAACACGCAGAATTAATCAAGGCATGGGCAGACGGTGCTGAGATAGAGATATACAATGATATGGTAAATGCTTGGACATATATTCCTACCCCTACATGGTATAAAAATAAGGAGTATAGGATAAAACCAAAAGTTAAATGGGAAGCTACGTTTATTATGCAAAAAGAATACGTAAATACATTCGAGCCTGCTATACCAGTACCTAAAAAAGTACATGATTACGACATGTTATGTCAGTTCGTGCAAGAGCATGAGACGGATTGGGATAATCAATACTGTGAAGTGTTTAAGGATTTTAATCAGAATTATAAAGTGATTGGATGTGACACTTATCCATCTCTAGGTACTATTCGCATGTCAGAACAATGCGCTGAACAGTTATGTGACATGTTAAACAATAAGGAGATTGAGTTATGACGGGAAACAATAATTATGAAAAGACAACCAGAACTAGACCTCGGTTTGAACTTGAAGAGTTTACAGAAAGAACTAAACGAGACAAGCGAAATAAAAAAATGCGACACGTGCAAAGAACACTTGCCAGTTGACCATTTTCCTAACAACGCTTACAAGCCTGATGGGTTAGGTTCTACTTGTAAAGTGTGCAGTAAAGCAAACTATACCAGAAAGAAGACACACTATAAAGGTCTATATCAGTTACAGAACGGCTTATGTGCTATATGTAAGTGCACCACAGAGGACAATAGAAAGGACTTTGCAGTTGACCACTGCCACACTACTGGTAAGGTTAGAGAGCTGCTATGCAATAGCTGTAACACTGGCATAGGTAACTTTAAAGATAATACAGAGCTGTTGAATAAGGCAATAGACTATTTGGAGAAACATAATGAAACGAAACAAGATACCTGAAGACATTGGAGATTATGTAAGATATGATGGTAAAAACCTTTACTGGACAGTAGATAGAAAACCTTACAAGTCACTAGGTAAAATAGCAGGAAGTGTATCAGAAAATGGTTACATGAGGCTCATGTTTAGAGGCAAAAAATACCTTTCACATAGAGTAATATGGTTTTTAGTAAATAAAGAACAACCACCTGAATATCTAGACCATATTAATAATGATAGGCTAGATAACAGAATGGAAAACCTTAGAGCTGTTTCCTCAAAGCAAAACACGTACAACACAGTCTTAAATATAAAAAACACATCAGGAGTTAAGGGGGTAGCATGGCACAGACACACAGGAAAATGGCAAGCACGTATGCGTATCAATGGCAAAGAACAGCATTTAGGTATTTTCGATAACATAGAAGATGCAGAACGTGTCATGAAAAAGACTAGAGAAAAAATACATGGCGAATATGCCAACCATGGATAAACTATGAAAAGACTATTAATAGATATAGAAACAAACCTGAAACACGACACGATATGGTGCGCTGTTACACAGGACATAGACACTGGTGAAGTTATTGTACATACCACACCAGAACGCCTCAAAAGCGTTGTAAAGGACTATGACTTATTTGTAGGGCATAACATCATAGCATTTGATGCACCTGTTCTACGTCAAGTATGGGGCGTTACACTACGACCTAACCAAGTACACGACACGTTAATGATGTCACGCTTGTACAATCCAATCCTGGAAGGCGGTCACTCGCTAAAGAACTGGGGTAAGATTATGGGCAATGATAAGATTAACTTTGACGCTGAAGACTTTGATGCAGGCTTGACAGAAGAGATGATAACCTACTGTAAACAAGACGTAGCATTAAATGTAGAAGTTTATAAACACTTATTAACTAAACTAGCAACTTGGGGTGATTATGAAAAAGCAATGCAACTCGAACACGACGTCGCAGTCCACATCAGCAGACAAGAACGCAACGGCTTCAACTTTGACTTGGAAAGGGCTACAGTTTTACAAGCAGAAGTGGCAGATAGAATGGCTACTATTACAGATGAACTGCAGGCTGTATTTCCGCCAATTGTTGAAGAGCGTATTTCAGAGAAAACAGGCAAACGATTAAAAGACAAAGTTACACGCTTTAACGTCGGCAGTCGTAAGCAGATAGGAGACAGGCTCAAAAGCCTTGGATGGCAACCTAACGAGTTTACAGAAAGTGGACAACCTAAGATTGACGAGACAGTGTTACGTGGCATAGACATACCACAGGCGAAACCTATCGCTGAGTACTTAACACTACAGAAAGTTGACGGTTTCTTGTCTTCATGGATTAAGAACGTATGTTCAGACGGTAAGATTAGAGGTAGTGTTATCACTTGCGGTACTGTTACTAACCGCATGGCACACCATTCACCTAACCTTGGACAAGTACCTAGCACTAAGTCACTGTACGGTGCAGAGTGTCGTAGCCTGTTCATCCCTAACGAGGGCGAGGTAATGGTTGGTGCTGACTTATCAGGTATTGAACTACGCTGTTTAGCACATTACATGCAAGATAAGAAGTACACAGAACAGATACTAGAAGGTGACATACATACGTACAACCAAAAAGCCGCAGGCTTACCAACACGTGACAACGCTAAGACATTCATCTACGCATTCCTATACGGTGCAGGTGCTGAGAAACTTGGTCAGATTGTCGGCAAAGGTAGTCAAGCAGGTGGTCGCTTAAAGTCTAAGTTCATGAAGAGTGTACCTAGTTTGGCTAAGTTGATTGAGAAAGTACAACGTATATCACGCAAAGGTGCAGTACCTGCTATGGATGGACGTTACATTCGTGTACAATCTGAACACTCAGCACTTAACATGCTGTTACAATCAGCAGGGGCTATCGTAGCTAAGCAATGGATTGTAGAAACACACAAGCTAATGCGTGAACATCAAGTTAAATTCACACAGGTAGCTATGGTTCACGATGAAATACAAGCCAGTGTACCACCTGAACAGGCTGAACTAGCCGGGCAGTTAATGGTTCAGGCTGCTAAGAATGCAGGCGAAGTATTAAAGTTTAGAATACCAGTAGACGCTGAATATTCTGTAGGAAAAAGTTGGTTAGAAACACACTAAACGAGGTTAATATGAAAACATGTAATCAATGCAAACAAACTAAAGAGTTTACAGAGTTTCATAAAAACAAATACAGCAAAGATGGACACCAAGAAAGATGTAAAACGTGTCGTTCAGCTTATAGAGCAGAGTATTATAAGAAAAACAAAGAGAAGGAGGACAAGCTAAAGAATGAATGGTTTAAAAAGCCAGAGAATAGAGCTAAAGCTAACATGTGGCATAGACAGCACAAGAAAAGACACAAAGCTTACTACGCACATATTACCAATCAAAGACGAGCAAGAAAGCTAGAAAGAACTGTAGCTTGGGCTGACATAGAAAAGATTAAACAGGTCTATGCAGAGGCTACTAAGCTACGAGAACAAGGACACGACGTACACGTTGACCATATCGTACCACTACAAGGTGAAAACGTCAGCGGTTTACACGTACACTATAACTTACAAATTATAGACGCAAAAGAAAACCTTCAAAAAAGCAATAAATTTGTTGACGAAGAAGAAAATACATGCTATAATATATAGTATATATAAAAACAAACTATATATATTTTTACAATAACCCGAAAGGAAAATTATTATGTCAGATACATTAAAAATCAAAGCAACTATCATGTACCCATACTTAACAGTCGCAAACGACCGTTTCAATCCAGATAACCCTAAGTATGAAGTGTCACTAGCAGAGTTATCAGACAAAGCTATCGGTGCTATCAAGGGCTTGGGTATGAAAGTGTATGATAAAGAAGGCATGGGTAGTAAAATCACTTGTAAGTCTGTTCAGGCTATTCGAGTCTTTGATGCGACAGGTAATGAGATTGACGGTAGCACAGTTGGTAACGGTTCAGAAGCTATCGCTACTATCAGCTACTACGAAAACAAGTACGGACGTTTCCCACAACTTAGCCGCCTAGTAGTTACTAAGCTAGTTGAATACAACCCAGAAGGTGTCGGAGCAGGTGTTGATGATGACCTAGACGTTCTCTAATGATTGCGCTAGTCGATAGCGACATTCTAGTCTATCGAGTTGGCTCGGTGAGTAATGATGACACCGAGTCATATGCGCTTTCAAAGGTTGATGCGTTTGTGGAAAACCTATTCTTGTTTGACTTACCAGAAGTCTTTGAATGGGAGATGCACCTTACAGGTAAAGATAACTTCCGATATGATAAAGCAGTTACACTACCTTACAAAGGTAACCGCAAAGGCACTGCCAAGCCTACACACTACCAAGCAATCCGCAAACACCTAGTTGATAAGTGGGACGCTGTAGTGTCGGACGGCATAGAAGCAGATGATAAACTAGCAATACGCCAACACGAACTAACCAACAACTTTGAAGACAAGGACGCATCAGTAATTGTTACACTTGACAAAGACCTAGACCAAGTAGTCGGTTGGCATTACAACTTTGTTAAGAAAGACATGAACTACATGGAACAGGACGAAGCAGACTTGAGATTCTTTAAGCAGTTTCTGACAGGTGATAGGATTGACAACATACAAGGCGTCCATGGAATAGGGGATAAGAAGTCGCAGAAGCTACTGGAAGAGCTTAACAACAAGGAACGTTGGGATTGTATTGTAGAACACCTAGGACTTGACAGGGCTATTGAGAATGGACATTTGCTGTACATGCTTAGGAGCGACAACGACGACTTCGAGGCTTACGCTAAACGTGAGGGATGGATATGAGAGGTAAAAAGACCAGAGCAAACAACACATGGACTGAGTCACGTTACTTCTCTTTCATACGTTCAGCATTAAGACAAGCATGGTCAAGATATCCAGTGAAGCATCAGTTCTTAAAGAGTAGACAAAAGCCCTATTCAGGCAGTGACAAGCGCACTAAGTTTGAATATGATTGTGAAGAATGTAAACAAACATTCAAAGGGAAGGACGTACAAGTTGACCATATCAAACCTGCAGGCAGTCTGTTAAAATATGAAGACCTGCCTAGCTTTGTAGAAAACTTGTTCTGTGAAGTTGATAACTTACAGTTGTTATGTAAAGAATGTCATAAGAAAAAGACAGCAGAGGAAAGAAAGAATGCCAGACTTGCAAAAAAGAATTAGAACTATACAGGCTTTTTACAGCGAACTAGCCTTAGCCGAGACATTTAAAAACATGTCAACCGTTAACACCTACGACGTAGATGAAGGTCACTACCTAAAGAAAGCAGAGCAACACTACCGTAGCGCAACCAGACTAGCAGACTACATAGCTGTTCAGTATAAAGCAGACCTTGAAAAGCTACCAACCATGGAGGTGTTCTTAAAATCATGAATGAACTAATTAACAAGGTTAAAGAATGGCACTATGCACGTAACTTAATTGAGGGTTCTACTGACCTAGACCAATTTGGTAAGTTACAAGAAGAAGTCTTGGAGTTACATGAAGCGTTAATCTGTAATTCTTATCTGGATAATTACACGCCAGAAATTACAGACGCTATAGGTGACATTATGGTGGTGTTGATTAACATTGCAGAGCGCACTGGGTTAACACTAGAGCAATGCTTAGAACACGCATACAATGACATTAAAGACCGTACCGGTAAGATGGTTGACGGTGTATTTGTTAAGGATTAATTATGAATGAAGATGGTGAATACACAAACGAAGAAGACATGCTAAAGCACTTGGACGAACTCATGGACGAACTCAACGACAAACATGGTAGGAATAAAGAATGGGAACGGTATGTAGCCGAAGCAAACTTAAAAGACGCATTAGAAGAACGAATGGATGTTATTGGGCAGAACGGCAACGACGGCTTGCACTACGACGAGAGCCAGTACCCGAATGAAAAGTGTCCAGACCATTACAACCTGCCGATACAGCCTTGGGAGTACATGGAGAGCATGATGAGCTGTGAAGCCTTCATAGGTTATCTGCAAGGTAACGTTATCAAGTATGTGTCACGCTTTCAGGAGAAGGGTGGTGTAGCAGACATTGACAAGGCTATTCATTACTTACAGAAAATGAGACAGGTGTTCTAATGACACTAACTATTGAAGAGTTGAAAGACAAACTACAACGCATAGACGAAGTAACCCTGTTAGAAACACTAGAGATTAACAGCGAGCTGCTTGTTGAAGCTTTTGAAGATAGAATAATAGAACAATATGACGCTTTAGCAGGAGATATAGAAGATGACACAAGTACATGGGATTAACGTAGATTACAATCGTGACACGACGCTAACACCACAGGCGTTGACATTGTTACAAGACTTCTACATGCTAGACAGCGAGAAGAGTCCACAGGAAGCGTATGCTAGGGCTGCAGTAGCCTACAGTGCAGGTGATACAAGCCTAGCACAGCGCATCTATGACTACGTATCGAAAGGTTGGTTTATGTTTAGCTCACCAATCCTTAGTAACGCACCACTACCAGACACCAACCACAAAGCACTACCAATCAGTTGTTTTCTGTCATACGTTGGAGACAGCTTAGAAGGCTTGATAGGACACCATGCAGAAACAGCGTGGCTATCTGTTAAGGGTGGTGGTGTAGGTGGGCATTGGTCTAGTGTACGTGGTGTGACAGAGAAGTCTGTCGGTGTGATGCCAATGCTTAAAGTAACAGACGGTCAGATGACAGCATACAAACAAGGCAAGACACGCAAAGGTAGCTACGCAGCCTATTTAGACTGTGACCATCCAGACATTGTAGAGTTTGTTAACTTCAAGCTACCTACAGGTGGAGACATCAACCGCAAATGCTTTAACCTGTTCAACGCTGTGAACGTGACAGACGCATTCATGGAAGCAGTTGTTAACGGTGTTCAGTGGCAATTAAAAGACCCACACACCAAGGAAGTAACAGATACTGTAGAGGCTAGGGAGGTGTGGCAACGCATCTTAGAAGCCCGGTTTAGGACAGGTAGCCCATACATTAACTTCATTGACACAGCTAATGAGGCTTTACCAGACTTCCAAAAAGAACTAGGGTTGAAGATCCATGGCTCAAACCTATGTAACGAGATACACTTAGCTACTAACGAGGAACGCACAGCAGTCTGCTGCCTGTCTAGTGTAAACCTTGAGAAGTTTGACGAGTGGAAAGACAGTGAGATGGTAGCTGACTTAACCACATTCTTAGACAATGTATTAACGGAGTTTATTGCACATGCGCCAGAAGAGTTGGACAAGGCACGTTTCTCAGCCTATAGTGAACGCTCTATTGGTATCGGGGCTATGGGCTTTCATGGTTACTTACAGTCTAAAGGTATTGCGTGGGAGAGTTGGGAAGCAACTTCGGCAAACTACTCGATGTTTAAGAGTATTAAAGCGCAGGCACAGGCACAAACTCAGAAGTTGGCGGAAGAACGTGGTGAATGTCCTGATGGTGTTGGCTCGGGGGTTCGAAATGCTCATCTACTCGCTATTGCTCCTAATGCTAATTCTAGTATTATATGTGGATGTACAGCGTCTATAGAGCCTTTGAAGAGTAACATGTATGTACACCGTACACGAGCAGGTGCTCACACGATTAAGAATAAGTATTTAGAGAAGGTGCTGTACAGTCTTAACAAGGACTATGAAGAAACATGGGATAGTATCTTAGCTAACGATGGCTCAGTACAACACCTAGACTTCTTATCAGACCATGACAAGGCTGTGTTTAAGACGGCTTTTGAGCTAGACCAAGCTTGGGTTGTTGAGCATTCAGCTAAACGACAAGAGTTTATATGCCAAGGGCAGAGCGTTAACTTGTTCTTTCCGTCAGGAGCTGACAAGGGCTATGTAAACTCAGTACACTTGAAAGCCTACAAGGAAGGGCTGAAAGGATTGTACTACTTACGGACAACAGCAGGCAAGACAGCGGATAACGTAGGACAGCAGGTTGTACGCAACGCCTTGAAAGACTTTGAAGGAGATGACGACGAGTGCATAAGCTGCCAAGGGTAGTAAGAAATACCATAATAGTGTTAGAGGTAGTCACCTGCCTCTTCATTATCGCAAACGCAATAGCAAACCATGGTTGGGGATTAATAGGACTATGAAAGAATACAATTATATAGAATCAATTAAAGTAACAAAGGTAGCTAACGGTCATGTCATTCAGATTAAGATGGTAGGTATCTCAACTGAACAGACCTTTATATGTGGTAAGGACGAACATCTTGACGATGCAATAACTGATGCAATCACTAGGGCGTTGTCAGAGAAGATATGAACCAATACGTAATACAATTCCACAAAGGAACACCGAAAGACTCTTACGTTGTGTTACAGGTAGACTGTGAAGCCTATGCAGACCTACCTGCTACACGCTACAGAGACTTTTTAGAAAAGAACATTGACATTGATTATGACTTCACCATCTGTACGCAGAAGGTTTATTTAAAGGAACAGGGTTTAATATGAGTTTAGTTGAGAGCAGTAAAGTTTATAAGCCATTCAAGTATCCATGGGCTGTTGAGTATGCAGTACAGCACGAGCTAATCCATTGGGGTGAGCATGAAGCCAAGTTACAAGACGATGTAATGCAATGGAAAACAAAGTTATCACCACAAGAAAAGAATCATGTAACACAAATCCTACGCCTGTTCACTCAGTCGGACGTAGCAGTCGGTACAAACTACATCGAACACTACTTACAGAAGTTTAAGAACAACGAGATTAGAAGTATGTTAGCATCATTTGCTAATCGTGAGTTTACACACCAACGTTCTTATGCATTATTGAATGACACATTAGGTTTACCTGAAAGTGAATTCTCAGCCTTTGCAGACGTTGAAGCTATGAAAGACAAGCTAGAGTTTATGGCTAACATAGACACTAACAGCTATGCAGGCTTGGCATTAGCCGTAGCACGTTCAGCTATTAACGAAGGTATGTCATTGTTCTCAGCGTTTGTTATGTTGTTAAACTATACACGCTTTGGTAAGATGCGAGGCATGGGTGAGATTGTTCAGTGGTCTATTCGTGATGAAAGCTTACACTGTGAAGGGATGACAAGGCTGTTTCGTGAGTTCTGTAATGAACATCCACGTATTGTTAACGATGACTTCAAAGCACAGATTTACGGCATGGTACGTGAGGCAGTAGCGTTAGAAGACAAGGTTATTGACTTAGCTTATGAGATGGGAGATATAGAAGGTTTGACTTCGCAGGAAGTTAAGCAGTACATACGTTACATTGCAGACCGCAGACTTATTCAGCTAGGGTTAAGAGGTAACTATGGAGTTAAGGAGAATCCGTTGGAGTGGTTAGAACCTTTGATAGCTACCACATCACACGATAACTTCTTCGAGACAGTTGTAACGGAATACAATTCAAATGGCTTATCAGGAGAATGGGGATGGCAATAGCAATTAGTTTATTCAATGGGTTTAACATGGGAATAGAACGTACAAAGAACAAACCTATATGGGGGTTGAACAGTGACGGAGAATGGGACATCCTAACCTTCACAGGCTTCATAGTCCATATAGCCTTCTTTCGCTTTAGCTTCGGTAGTTTCTACGAGCTG